CCTTTAACTTTATTAAGTACGGCCCAGGACAGCACTTTATGGAGCACCATGATCATGGGTTCTCTTATAACTGTACAGTATCTTTAGTATCTTATCCAAATGATGACTACGAAGGTGGAGAGTTGTTCTTTAGACTTCAAAATCTAAAAGTAAAGCCAGAAGCAGGAGACTTGTTTGTCTTTCCTTCAAACTTTATGTATCCTCATCAAGCAATGCCAGTAACATCTGGAACCAAATATTCTATTGTGACAATGCTTGACTACAGTAAAAAATTTCACACTCCAGAAATGTATAGTGCAGAAGCAGACTAATGTTTAACATATCAGTTGAAAAAACTCCAGGATGTATTTTTGAGATATCTCCAATGTCAATTAAAAGAGATTGGATGGACCAGACTTCTGAAAACCATGCATACAGATGTTTTCCAGTAACTCAGGCAAACGTAGTAGGATATAGTTTGTCTTGCACGGAAGATATTGAGTTTACATGGGAAGGCATAAACGATCAAACTCCTGATCACGTTCAGATAGTTAGCCCAGAGAGAGCGTATTCTGGAAGAGGGCAATCTTCAATAAGCATGGATACTGGTCTCATATTTAGAACAGATGAGGACATAAGTATGCTTGCTATTAATCCAGTTAATTATTTTAGTGATGATTTTGAAACAATGTCATATTTGATTAGCACATCTTTTTATGACAACCCATTTCCGTTGGCATTAAAAGCAAGGTCTGCAAATAAAAAGATTGTTATAAAGGCTGGTACTCCAGTAGCAACAATAATACCAATTTCTTTGACTAATTTAAATAACACTGTAATAAAAATTGTTGACTACAAGGATGAAGACAGGAAAAGGGTAGAGGCAAATATCTCTTACGGAGAAGCAGCGCAGAAGGTAAACTCAAGCGGTCAATGGACTGACTGGTACAGAAATGCGGTCAATGAAAAAGGCGAGTCTCTTGGGTCTCATGAAGTAAAAACATTAAAACTTAGCGTAGATGATCAAACAACTCAGGGTAAATAATGGAACAGTTAAAACCTAGTCATGACGATATAGTAAGTGATTACATTAAAAACTCAGCAAGTGGAAATGTTGGTCACTATATTATAACTGTATCTAGAGATGGGGAATCTCCAGTTAGATCTATAATATCTTTTGACAATCAAAAACAAGCACTAGAGGGATATGAAATGTATCAAGATGCTGGGTTTGCAAAAGAATATCTTACAGTCTCACTGTATGAACCATCGGGAAAGATCAATACAAAGGTTTTAAAAAGAAATCATGCAGGAGATCCTTCATTTGTTAGACAAAATTATATTGACACTGTTGAGGCACTGCATTCAATTAAAGACAAATTAAACAAAGAAGACTATGAAAGCCTATGTATTAAGATTGTTACCTCCTTTGCAAAAGACAACTGGAGATTTAATGCAGAAAGATTCTTAAAACACCTAGAAATAGACAAGGAGTTGTAGGGCAAAAATCCTATGATATAATCAAATTATGAATAGAGAAGAAGCATCTGTAGTAGTTAGAAAGCCATCTATGACCCCATCAGGCTGGTTCGGCAATGGAAAAGAGATGATTGTTGAGTTAGAGAATTTTATGACTCAAGAAGAGATAGAGTTTTTAGAAAAGGCTGCTAAATCTTTAACAATTTGGGATGTAACTCAAAGCCATGTAAATGAAAATGGAACAGTTGTTTATGACTCCGAGTACTGGAAAGATAGAGTAGCAACAAGTCCAACTCTAGATAAAAATGATCCAACTATCGCTCCAGTAATTGCAGGACTGTTTCAAAGGCTTAAGCCTATAGTTGAAGAGTTCTACAAGGTAAAGGTTACCCCTACTGGTACAACTATCGTTAGATGGCTCCCAGGGCAGTTTCAGAACCCTCACGCAGACAAGGAACTACACGAGGGACCAGATGCAGGACTTCCAAATGACTTCCCAAACTATGATCTTTCAAGTCTGTTTTATTTAAATGAAGACTATGAGGGTGGAGAGTTATACTTCCCATTGCAGGGTGTTCAGTTTAAGCCAAAAAAGGGTGCTGCTTATTTTTTTCCAGGGGATATGAATTATGTTCACGGAGTAACAGAGATTAAAAGTGGTATTAGATATACCTGCCCATTCTTCTGGGAGATAACAGAACATACAGGAGATAGAAAGCCATGACAGAAAAAGTTCTAGACCCTATTGAAATTTATCCAAAAATATTTGTGTATAAAAATCTTTTTAAAGATCTGCAAAAGACAATGGAAATATTAAAAGACGAAGGCGAAGATAGACTTTTTAGCCCGTGGACCCCATGGTCTCAATTTGGAGAATACTTAAACCCAATATTTAAAGATCATTGGCACACGATGAGCATTGACCAGATGAGAAGTATTGAAACAAAAACAAAAAAAGAAGAAGATCAAAAACTTGTAGCGCTGGAGGTATTTGAAAATTTTCATTTAACAACACAAGACTATATATCTAGAAACAATATTAACTTCGATAAAGATAAAAAGATAATAGACCACGAAGGAAAATCTTTTGATCTGTGGACAACCAATGGACCAGCAATAGCAAGATACAAAGTAGATCAAAATGAAACTTTGGCAATGACATATCATTCAGATTACGTAAGAGAGCCAATTGTAAGTCCAGGATACAAGTTTGCAATCACAGCACTGACATATTTTAACGATGACTACGAAGGTGGAGAAATTGACTTTATTGTAGATGGAGAAGCCTACATGTATAAGCCAGAAGCAGGAGACTACTTAATTTTTCCGTCTGGCCATCCAGACATACTTACAAAAGATGGACAGGTATACCTTCACGGTGTAATGCCTGTAACTAAAGAAAAAAAATATATATCTAGGATGTACTGGATGAAATATGAGATTGGTGATGATGAGTGGTTTGAAAAAGAAAATGAATTTGGAAAAGATGCTTGGAAAAACATGCAGCCATACATTATGAAAAAGTTTAGAGATGCCCATCCAAACAAAACAAATGCTGACAAAGAAAAGAGAATAAAATGAACCTAAAAAATAAAAAAAGAATTACAAAAGATATTGTAGTTTACGAAAACTTTATTGACGAAGAAACTTGTCAAAAAATGATAAAGGCCTTAGATGCTCAGGCAGATAACGGAAAAATATCTTGGATGCCTATATCGTTCTACGAGTCATATTCTTCTGTTCTTCCACAAGATAACGATCAAGAACTTGCCGACGCTGGGCTATCTCCAACTGTCTTTTCAGACATTGAAAAAACAATGCCAGAGGCAATTGCTTCAGTTCACGACCTTGATCCAAAAATAATTTCTAAGATTGGATACCACACACAAAAGTGGGAGCCAGGCGCTTACGCAAGAATTCACTCCGACAATACAGATGAGCATGGAAAGTCTGGTGCATTTACAAGAAGCAGATATGCAGGATTTTTATACCTAAATGATAATTTTGAAGGCGGATTGTTAAAATTTCCAGGACAAGACATAGAAATTAAACCACAGGTTGGCATGCTTGCTGTATTTGACGGTGGATTTAATAATATGCACGAGGTAACACTAATTGAAAGTGGAGTAAGATACACAATAGGATCTTTCTGGGATGACAGAGAAGAGTCTGCATATCCACAAGAATTAAGAGATGAATGGGCTGCAGAAATGAAAGAGACTAGAGCCAAGCAAGAAATTGAAAGAGCGGAATGGCAAGAATTGCTAAAGCAGGGTTGGAAAATTGATGCTGAAGGTAATAAGTATAAGTCGGAGGAAAATAAATGACAGTTTTTTTAGAAAAAGAATTTAAAGATGCTGGATATAAAACTAAAGTAGTTCATGATAAAGTTTTGTTTATAGAAGATTTTTTGCATGAAGGTGAACTAGAAACTATTCTAGAAATAATCAAAACAACAGACAACGCAGATTGGTCCATTGAATATACAAAAAATCTTGCTAGATTCTGTATGGAAAAATTTGGCAGAGACGATGTTGAAAACCTTGTTGCCGAAGGCAAGTTTGAAATCACTCAGGGATGGGAAGATAAAAACTTAGACATCACAAGCAAAGAAATTAGTAGAACACTACAGGTAAGGCTCGGAGATATGATTAAACTGTCAGACCCATCTCTAGAACTTGCTGGATTTGGAACACTGCAAAGAATGCAGGCAGGGGTTGAACTAAAGGCTCATACAGATCAACATACAG